TGAGCCTTCAGCATAAGTGTCACCGTCACTGTTGGGATTAGTACTGCGCTCTTTGTGGTCAGTGGTTGCATCCCAATTGTAGCAGACTAAATCACCGACACGTACAGTGTCAGCAGCAGTAGAAGGACGAAAGTAAACATCCTTCGTTTCTGCAATAGGATCAGTACTGCCCGGCATCATCACGCCGATTTGTCCAGAAGCCATAATACTCTCCTCCTCAATATGGGGTTAATCTGTATTAACCCCGAACATTCAAGTTAATACAGATTAATAGGCCAAGTGTAAAACAAAGCCCAAACGCCGCCTGTTGGTGCAAAGGATGCAGTGCGAACCATCAAGAAAGACGGTAAAGGTAGTATGCTGACCTCTATCAACCATCGGTGACTTCTCTCGCATCCAATAGCCATCCTGTACAATAGGAATAATATACTTAAAGTCCACGCAGAAGATCGGCGCAATAGCTGAACTTGACCATGTAAAGCCGTCAAGCTGAGGTATAGGAACAACCTGAAGCCTGTTGACTAATACAGTGCCGCCGTCATCCACACGAATATTGCCGAGAATATCCTTTCCTCTGTGGTTATCATCTTTGGCATCGGCCAAATCACACATATCAGCCCACACATCCCAATCACAGTAAATACGCTTCTGCGCAGTGCGAACCTGACCGGGATCAGTAAGATTGGTCGGGGCTTTGAAATTACATTTGGCAAAAGCGATGCGGAACTTTTTCAGCATGGCGTTATCAACGGCTGAATAAATAGCCGCATAATTGCGCCATTTATCATAAGTGTTTGCATTAATGTTGGCACAAGTAGTGCCGTTTGTTCCGCCTTGATACTGAATGGTCTTGCCGACAAACCCATCAGTAGTAGCGCCTGAATCCATAGGATTGATGTAGTAAGGAATGCCATACGGATAAAGGTCATCTGTCGCACTGGTGGGGGTCTTCCAAAATCTTTCTTCAATTAGATCGGCCAAATCCCACAGACCATCAATACGTCTGGTCTTGAGCAGACTAATTATCTGCGTTGCACCCTGTTTGCCCTGGCGAATAAGCTCAAGCTCATCCCAGGAATAATTTGTGCTCAATCGTGTCCAAGGTACTTTAATGGTGTGGATGGTGTCACTAATTTGTGGATCATCCACATCAAAATTCCTGCGATACCGGGCATTGCCGGTGGTACTGAGCATAACTTTGCGTTCGATTTGATTTCCACCATCAACCTGCATCGACTCACTATTGAAAATTCGCGTACCTTCATAATCTTGATTAGTCCACGCGACTTCAAAATATTGGTCTGGTAAATCGTTAAGAGTAGCGGAAATAAAATCAGCAAGCTCTGTATCTTTAACAGCCATAATACTCCCCTCCTCAAATTAGTGGCTGCACATTAGAAATCTAACTTATCTAATCTCTCCTGTGTATTTACCACCAATTGTTCTCCGGTTGGTTTTTCACCCTTGCCTTTCGGCGCAGATGTTTTTGAACTACTTGGCTTTAGAGTTAGCCCTTTGCTTCGTTTCTTTGCCTTAGCCATAATGTCGCGCCGTACAACTTGAGGCAAATAAGGAGCAGCAATTTTAAGATGAGCCATTTCCAAAGCCTTCTCAATTGACATATCTCTCCCTAAAAATTCCGCACCAGCAAAAATATCCACAGCTTCATTAATAACAGCCTGCCGATTTGCCGCATGACCGGGGGACAAATCATCAGCCATAAGAGATTTAGTCTCACCATAGAAATCTCTAAAATTTTTCATATCATCAGACGCAAAAAAAGAATTGACAGCCTGCATTGCCAACAAATCCTCTTGGTGAGTGTCAACCTGTGTGGGCTGCTGCTGTAGCGTTGGTTCGGGAGTCTGCCGTTTGACTGTCTCTTGAACCAACTGAGCTATTGCACCAAAAGGATCGTCCTCATATTTTTCCCGCAGCTTTTCCATATCTAATTTAGTCTCTGATTTTTCCGCTGCGGGTTGTTGCGGTTGCTGCTGTAATTCTCTTTGCTTTCGTCCAAATTCTGAAAATTGCTGCGAAATATTGATTGTGTCTTTGTGAATCTTTTTCAAATATTCTGGATTAGTTTTCCACAAATCCCCAATCTGGTTTGGTTCCCATCCTTGAAATCTTGCCGACCGAAAAATGTCATCTGGGATTGCGTCTTCTTTCTTTGACCCTGCCTCCGGCTCTACATTACCATCCTCCGACTCATCGCCGTCTTCTGGCTCAACATCTTCCAGTTTGGATTCATCTGAAGCCTCCGGTTCTTCTTCCGGTTTGGGTTCATCTAAAGCCTCCGGTTCTGCTGGTTCACCCGGTGTGGGAGAATCCTCATCATCATCAAGCATAGCTAAATTCTGAGCGACCTTATCCACAACTTCTTGTGCTTCATACGCTCCTTTATCTGGGCGCATATCTTGACCTCTTTTCGGGTCTGGCATATTTTTCCTCTCCTACCGTATTTTTCTTTTATTCCGCCTTATTCTCTGCGGCTGTTTATAAGCGCCAATCGCTTCTAAATACTTATGATGTTGTTGGACATTATCAAAGCCCGGCCTTCCCTCTGCATCTATCTTCACGTCAGGGTGTTCTCGCTTGTGTTCTTCTATCTGTGAAGGAGCTACAGCCAGGGCATCCGAATATTGAGTGTGAAAATATTCTTTATTCCCCACATTTATTTTTTTGAAGGATTCTATCACTCGCTCCATATTTTCACCACAGCATTCAATGCTGTAGGTTTTTTTGCATTCTATTTCCCACCCAATAGGGCTGTGGTCTTTTTCGAGAACCCTCCCGCACTTGTTGCATTGAAAAACAAACGCCTTCATTTACCCCCCACTTGGAAATGTTACTTCTTTTTCTTTAGATAGGTCTTTTCACCGTAATAAAGCTCTCGGCCTGTCCTAAAGAGTTTCTTGAGCCTCTTTTTTGTCCGGGCTATTAAAGTAGCCTCATCTGGTTTCGCAGCCTTTTTCTTTCGGCGTGCAGGAGCTTTTTCTGTTTCTCTCTGTGCCCGTTTAAGTCTTTGTTCAGTAGTACCTTTTCCGCTTTCAAAGGCTTTTCTGAGTTGTGCTCTGTTAATCGCCACGATTATCCTTTCTTAAACAGTTTATCCAAGCGTTGTGTTGTTTTTGCTTTTAGTAATACTTCTGCTTTATTTGTAGCTTTATCTCGTTTTTGGATTTCTGTTAAAGCCCGTTTTCTTCGGCTTGGATCATCCATTATCTCTTGTGCCCGAATAAGAGTATCCACATCATTGCGGGCCTCCCATTCTTTATCTGTTTCTGTCTTTGCCATTACATTCCCCTAAAAGCCGACTGCCCAATAGCAGCCGTTTCTTGTGCCTGTTGATTAAAAATAGTCTGCGGCCCCGCTATTGGTCTTTGACCTGGAAAACCTCCTTGCTGCTGAATAGCTTGTGGATTAGTCATTTTGTCAGCCTTGCCCGCCGCTTTTGGCCCCAATGTCATGTATAATTCTATCCGCCGTTGAAAATCAGGATCATTAAATATTTCTTCTATCATGTCGGAAATACCCATTTCCTCAGCCGCTTGCATAAGAGCGCGTGACACATTAAATTCAACGCCCATCTGTAAAGCTTGAATCGCCGCTGACATAACACTTGGAACAATGTTGGTGTAAAATTCCATTATAGCCCTTGTCCGCATTGCCGGGTCTTTAACCGTCATTGAGCGTTTGACGATGGTAAAATATAATTCAAACCAATCACCATATTTGTCTTCCGGCGTGAGTGACACTTGAACTTCCCGCCCACCCGTAGTACGTTTAGTCAAAGGCATATTAATAAACGGGTCTTCTATCATAAACCAAGCTTCTTTCCTACTTATGTCAGCCTGAAACTCGGCAATGGTGTCCCGCATATCTTCAGTAGTAATACTCGCATTCTGTTGCAACACTTGAACTTCTGTAGCCTTGCCGGTCGTAGCAGATGAAGCTACCCCCGCCATTTGATCAGGATTTTCGGCCATGTAATTAAACCACATGCGGAGTTCACCGATCATTCGTTCGTTGTCTGGATTTTGTCCCCCAAATGACACTACCTTTGTACCTTCAGGATTAGAAGTTGCTATGGATTCCCCATCGGCGGCATCTATAACGGCCTGTGCCACATCCGCAAACTCCGGAGAATAAAGCAATATATCCTTCTGCCTATCCGCCTGATCCATAAATTTCTTAAATACTTTGTTGGCGATCTCGTTTAAGTCGCGCCATACACTGACCGGAGCTATCGGCAAAGGATTGTCAGGAACAGGCGGTGTAAGTGAGCAAAAAGTATATGGCCCTTCAGCCGGGCCATAATAATCCTGCATCTTCAAAAAATCACTAAACGATGCTTGGTATGGATTTGGAATATAAGCAATTACATCCGCCTCTGGAAACCACAGTTCCACTACATTCACATCATCTTGGATTCTGGCTAATTTGGTCTTATGCGTTTTTTGAGTAAGTTTCTCCGCTCTGGTATGTTGTGATCCTATATTATCAGCAGAAGGAAGCCGCATTACAAGTTCTTCATTCCATCCTTCCAAATCCAATAACTTCTGCCGGGGCGTTCGTATATTATGTCCAAGAAAAATTGATTTAGAAAAATCAAAATAGCTTGTGCCTGGATCGCAAGTAAAATCATCCAAGCTGATTAATTCAGTGTAAATCTGCCCCGGATCAACATTAATATCATCTTCATCAGGAATAAGCAAACCGCCTGCCGCAATAGAAGTTTTAGCAATAGCAAAACCAATGTGCATATCAACAAGAGCAGCCCGGAGAATTTTCTTGAGCTTTCTCTGCTTCTGAGACTTATCCAAAGCAAGTCCGAGCAATTCAGCAAAATCCTTTTGCGCCATTATAGGAGTTGTAATTTTATTAATGCCTTCCTTCATTACAAGATTGGGCACACGCGCTGCAATTGCTAAGAAAATTAAATTGACCGGATAATCCCCGGTCATCCCCTGTTCTTTGTAGTAATAATGCCCCACGTAGTCTTTCAGGAACATAGCCCGTGCTTTGCAGCATTGCTGCATACGCACAAAGCCTTCCTTTGCTATTTCTGAGGCACTTTTAGCGTTAAACTCTAATGGCATTGATTGATCCTATCTAAAAGAATACTTCCTTTGCCAACCTTTATGTTTGCCTTGTCTTTTCCACTGCTGATACCGCCAACCAAAAGACCTAAAAGGTGCTTGTGGTGTCTTTTTTCTTGGTTGTGCTACTTCCTTGTCTTCAGTTGTCAAAGCATCGGCGATAACGATGTCACCATGTAACAATTGCTCCGCCAGGTTTTTATCCACCATTTCCGCAGGGCCGACTCCGCCGCCCGGATAATAAATATAATATTTGGCTTGCTCCAACCCCCGCTTATCGTGGTTGATTATCCCGCCTTGTAACAAGGCCCGTTCATAAGCTCGAAGCAAAAGCACTTTGCTCTCACGGCCCATTTGGTATCCATATTTATCGCTGGTCTTTTCAGTGGCAGTCCCTATTGATTTGGATTTGTAATAATACGGATACTTGTACGTTTGAACCAAAATACGGCCTAAATCCCATCCCGGCCCATTGTTTTCCCATTTAAGATAAGGCAATCGTTGTGGATTACTGCCCCCGCACCACAAAGCAAGGGCCACAATGATTCTGGCAAACTCATAAGGAGGCGTATGTCGGCACTTCCATTTAGCAATAAGTTCTCCAGTTTGTTTGCATTTAATCGAAACAACGGATTCGGAAGCTCCTTGGCCTTTGGATGTATCAATCCCAAAGATATAAGTTTTGCCCTGATCTGGTCGCCCGTTAATAAGTTCAACCCAAACCTCAAGTTTTCCATTTTCAGTAGGAGCACTAAACGATACAATTGCTTTATTTCTGGCCTTCAAAAACTGCGGAATTGAATCCTCCGCAATATTCTTCTTCAACTGGATATTAAATCTTGCTTTTGGAGGTCTTGCAAATAAAGCAATATGTTTATCCAATTCCGGCAATGAGAAAAAAGTATCGCCAGCTTCAAGGTCAACACCATATTCTTCCTGAGCAAGTTCTTTCTCAGAGCAACGTAATTTCTTTTGCTCCAAATATGGTGATGAAATTTGAAACCGGCCTGTTATTTCATCTTTAAGAACAAACCGCCCTCTACCATGTTCAGGATGATTCCAAAATTTCAAACCGGAAAAAACTTTAATCAATCCACTCTTTTTCCATCGAGCATATTCTGTCCCCGCCCCAATTGTTGTGCTATTTACAATCCGGCATGGAGCAACCGCAGTGGTTGATGTTCTAATCTGTTCGCCATTATCGACCTGTGAAAATTCATCAAGTAGGATAAGAGCGCATCTATCGGCACGCATAGCATGTGCTGTCGTTGCTTCACCGATTATGTTGTTACCATTTAACTCATTATGTAGCCTAAGTTTCGTTCGGTTGTCTTTTCCTCGGATCAATATACCTGGCGGTCGCATCCAATTTGGAAGCCAACTATTGATATAGTCATGTTTACTGAATAAAGATTTTGGTGATGGACTATCAACCAAATCTTCAATACGCGACATTTCACGAATTTCAGTAGATAGATCGGCACTCGCACGGAACAGCCAAAGCCAATGATTAAATGTTAGACAAAGCCAAGACGCCCCCATTTTTCGGGACTTATCAAATAGGCCGTCTTCGCCTTCATTAAAACGCTTTTCAATCCAATTAAATGCGCCATCAGGAGCATCTTGAATTTCCCAAGTATTGAACGGCCAATGCGTTTGTAATGCTGGATATACCTTACCTGTTTTTGGATCAACTCTATCCTCATGTCGTGTCCAAACAAACGCATTTACCCAATAAAGTAGACTTTCTTTGCACGCCGCCAATAAATCCTTTTGGAGTACGGGGTCACGGTCTGCTTCTTTGAGCAATTTTTCCCGCCATTTCAAATGCTCATCATGGTGCTTGGGAACAATCAACCCGGTTTTAGGACATTTCCAAGATTTTCTATCACTCGGAAATGGTTCAGGTAAACGCGGGTGTTCCGCAAATCCTGCCCCTATCACTCCTCCGCCGCCTCATTAGCAAAACGATTGAGTCTGCGTTTATTCATTTCACTCACTTTGTCGGGGATGGTGTCCCTGTCTTTGCCAAGAGCGTCATCAACTATTCCGGTTTTTCCATCGGCGCGCTCAATAACAAGTTTTCTATATTCAAGTTTGGTTTTAGCATCCGAACTTGTCATTGCTTCACGCACCATATCGCGGGCTATGCGTTCGGCCTTACTGACTACCCGATGTTCGATTTTATCAGGGGAAACTTCAACGTCTAAAATCTCAGTTTTTTCTTGTAAAATAGCCCGTAAATATTTAGAAATAATCAGACCGGCTCTAATTTTCTGTCCCCGTTCGAGCATATCTTTGTTTTCTTTGGATTTAGCCATGCCTCATTCTCCTAAAGCCCCGTTTAGCTTTGTTAGCCTGAATAGCTTTATGTTGGGCCAATGCCTCCGCCTTGGTTTTATGTTTAGCAATAATTTTGCCTTTTTTCTTACCATGACAATGCTTGACTGCATAGCCACTTCCATGTTTTTGAACCGACATCAATAAACCCCTGTATATGGAACAAATGTTTCTTCAAACTTAAACTTATCTTGAGTAAACATTAACTCCACTTCCTCAATATCGGCGAGAAATAAATCAGCAGGCATGACACAATTAAGCACAGGACTAAACCCACCAACGAGTATTCCCCTGACCTTTCCATCCATGCTAAATACAGGACAGCCACTATTGCCAGGATGCCCCGCACTATCGGTTGTGAAAGCAATCTGCCAACCATAATCTTCTCCGGTGCGATAGTCAGTAAAATCCCAATTCCGGTCTAAACCTGATATGATGCCTAATGTCACTGAATTGAAATTAAGTTTGCCGTAGGGTGAACCTATGCAATAAACTTGCTGGCCGAGTCTACAATCTTCAATTGAAGCAAATTTAGCTGGTTTAAGCGCAGGCTTGTCTAATTTAATAAAACCAATATCATGCTTCTTGCTGGACAGAGCTCGTGCTGCTTTTAGTTCCACTCCGTTGTTGTCAGTGATGGTGAAGTCTGTTCCTCCTTCAATTACATGGCGGGCCGTCACAATCAAATCCGGTTTT